ATGGTTTAAAAAAAATAAGAATTATTTTAAATTTTATGGAAGAGATATCGAAACAATTTTAGCAAAGACAAAAATAGCACATAGTAGAAGAGTATTTTGTAAACCTGAAAATGAAAAGAAAAAAATCATTTTAAAAGATTTAGAAAAAGGTTTTGAAATGTTCTTGAAAAACGAAGATATTAAAAAGAGAAAAGATAAAATAGAAATGGATAAATATTTACATAGCACATTATATTCTTAAACAGTAGTTATATTTAGTTAATTTTTATTTGGTATTATTATAATAAATGACAAATAAAACAATTTCAATAAATCCTGGGTTATTTAGTGTAGGAGGTTCAAAAACTAAAAAAAATAGAGACAAGAAAAATGTTCCAGAAATTAAACCTTTAATATCTCCAAATGTTTTAAAAAACAAACTGCTAAAAAGAATTAAAGAACACAAACAAAGAGAAACCGAAAATTTAGAAAATAATAAAAGAAAATTGCTAGAACCCAAAGAACCCAAAGAAACTATTGATTTTAGTAATAAAACACAAGTGAATGATACACAAGTGAATGATACACAATCAGACGAATTTAAAGACTCGTTAGATTATTTACAAATCTTATCAAAACAGAAAAAGATTAGTGATGAAAAAAATAATTATGAAAAATATAAACAAAAGCGTAGACAAGAATTAGAGAGAAATACTGTTAAGAATCATTCATCATTAAATAATTCTATTTCTAATCAACAAATAAATATTGATTTACCAGAAGAATTAAGAGAAGAATTAAGAGAACAATTTATAAGTGTTAATACCGAAAATTTTAACACAAATGAAAACTCAATAAAAATAACACCCCCTATGCCTTATGGTATTTTAAAAGGTGGAAATAAACCAACTTATAGGGAGTGGAGTAAAACTCAACGCAATAATATTGTGACAAACCCTAATTCTGCATTAGTAATTGAAGGTTCAATTAACAAGGATAAATCTGAAAGGGAAAATCGTTTAAATAATTTACGTGAAAAATTGAAATTAAAACAATTAGAAGATATTATCAAAAAAGAAAATGATTTAATTATAACACAAAATCAAATTCAAAAACCAGTTTCAACAGTTACGAAACCAACAATTGTAACAGAAAATAATACTATTGCATCTAATATTCAAGAATTTTTAGAACCAGGTGAAGTAATTATTGCAAGGAAAAAAATTACAAAAAAAACTATTAAAAGAAAATATACACTAGGAAAGTCAAAAATAAAAAAAATAATAGGTGTATTAATTAAGGATAGAAGCACTCGTAAAAGAGTTTTAAATGCTCAAAAAGAATTAAAAAAGAAATCAACAGGTGATATTAAACAATATTTAAGAGAGCATAATTTAATTAAAGTTGGAAGCAATGCTCCAAATGATGTATTAAGAAAATTATATGAATCAGCCATGTTATCTGGAGAAATAACAAATATTAATGCAGAAACATTATTTCATAATTTTTCAAAAGATGATAAGGAATTATAAAATATATATATATTTTAAGTATGGAAGCCGTAAAAGATAGGTTATCAGAAAGAAACTATTATTTTTTAAAAAAATTTCAAGAATACATTGGTTCAGAATTAATATTTTTTGGAAGTATAAAACGATGTGATTTTATACAAAAATATAGTGACATTGATATAGCTATTATTACAGACAATGTTTCTGAAACAATAAGTAAATTGAAACACTTTTTTGACATTGATAACAGAAAATTGAGTAAAACTGTTCAAATATTTAATGCAAATTATGAAAAAAACTTGGCTTACGGATACAAAACAAATTTATATGATTATGATAACGATTTATATTTAGAAATAATAATATATGACGAAAAATTTAGATATGTTGTTGAAAAAAATATAGAAATTACTAATAATATGCCCTTTTATATTACTTATTTTATGATTTTAATTAAGATTATACATTATAAATTAAATGTAATAACAAAAGATATGTATATTTTGTTTAAAAAAATATTTTACGGATTTTATTTACATAAAGTAAACGATGATTTAATAACAATAAATTTGTAAATATATAAAATATTTTATTATATTAATATGGAAACCATAAAAAATAAATTATCAGATTATGAAAAAAATTTTTTTACAAAATTACAAAATTATATTGAAAAACCGTTATATTTTTATGGAAGTATACAGAGGGATGATTATTTTCCACAATTAAGTGACATAGATATTGATATATTTTCAGATAATGTAAATAGCACCTTAAATTTACTTCAAAATTTATTAAACCTTAAAAAATATGAATTTAAAAAATCTTTTTATAAAATGAATAAGACAAATAAACTTATACCAGGATATAAGCATAAATACAGTGATAAAAATAATAAGTTAACTGTGGAAATGTCTGTATATGATGAAAAATATAAAGAAGATATATTACATGAACATCGAAGTAAATTTAATTTACCATTATATATCTCTATTGGTTTGATATTTTTAAAAATCTTACATTATAATTTAGGTGTTTTATCTATTTATTATTATAGTAAATTAAAAAAATTTTTAACAAATGAGTGTTATGATAACAATAAATCAGAATTTATTATTGTTGACATGTAAATAACTATTAAATATATATATATATATTAAAGATATAATTGTATTACATGTATGTCTTTAATTAAAGAATATTTTGAATTAACATCTCGTTATCAAGATGAATACGGTGAAAATACAATATTATTAATGCAAGTTGGTTCTTTTTTTGAAGTATATGGTATTTATAATGAAAAAACTGAAATAATTTCTGGAAGTAAAATTGTAGATTTTTCTCAAATATGTGAACTGAATGTAGTAGAAAAAAATACTTGTATCGGTAAAGAGAATGTTATGATGGCTGGGTTTAAGGATATTCAAGTTGAAAAATATATAAAAAAAATTCAGGATGCTGGGTTTACAGCAATTGTTTACGCTCAAGACGAAGCTGCTAAAAATACAACTCGTAGTCTAGCTGGAATTTTCTCCCCTGGAACATATTTTCATACAGATACAACAAATTTAACCAACTCTACTACATGTATATGGATTGATTTGGTTGAAAATAAATTATTAATGAAAGGAAAATTTGTAGTTGTTGGAGTTGCAAATATTGATATTTATACAGGAAAAACAAATATTTTTCAATTTAAAGAAGTATATGTTAATAATCCAACTACATATGATGAATTAGAACGTTTTATTTCAATTTATAATCCAAGTGAAACTATAATAATATCAAATTTACCTAATGAAAATGAAATAGACTATGTTATAAGTTATGCAGGTATAAATAGTAGTTTAATACATAAAATAAATATTACAAATGAAAATACTATTAAAATGACAAGAGTTAGGAATTGTGAAAAACAAATTTATCAAAAAGAAATTCTTACAAAATTTTATAAATTTAATAATTTTGATGTATTTATGCAAAATTTTTATGAAAATAATATAGCGTGCCAAGCGTTCTGTTTTTTATTAGATTTTATATATCAACATAATCCTCATCTTGTAAATAAAATATCAGAGCCATTTTTTGAAAATTGTTCAACAAGACTATCTTTGGCGAATCATTCTCTCAAACAACTAAATTTAATAAACGATGGAAATGTTAAATCAAGTAAGTTTTCATGTGTTTCAAATCTGTTAAATGAATGTCTTACACCAATGGGACAAAGAAGATTTAAGTATAATATTTTAAATCCTATTTATAATGATGAACATTTACAAAGAGAGTATGATATTATTGAAAAATTTATCTCTAAGTTCTTAGAATACAATAGTTTTTTAAAGATGCACCTATCTACAATTAAGGATATTTCAAAATGGGAAAGGCAAATATTTTTAAAGAAAATATCACCCAAAGCATTTTATAATTTATACAACAATATATTAACTGTTAAAAAAATATACGAAAAAATAGAAAATGATGCTGAAATAAAAGCATATTTATTAGTTTTTGAAAATAATATTGCACATATTAAGGATTATTGTGATGAACTAACAAATTTTATAAAAAAAAATTTGGATTTATCTTTGGCGAGAGATTTAGAGCAACTTCAAAATTTTGAAACAAATTTTATTGAAAATGGAATTGATGAAGAACTTGATAAAAAGACCTTTACATTAAAAGAATCCGAATTAAAATTAAATGCTGTTGCAGAATATTTAAGTACATTTATTGCAAATAAAGAGAAAAAAATAGGAAATTATGTTAAGCCACATGAAACAGAAAAAAATAATTTAAGTTTGGTTTTAACAAGTAGAAGATGTAAATTATTACAGGATGCTTTGCCAGAAAATGAAACAATTGCTTCATTAAATTATGATACGACAACAAGTAAAAAATTTGAATTAAAAATTTCTAAAAAGCAATTTGGATATGAAAAACAAACTCAATCTAATAATTGTATTGTTGACGAGCAAATAAATAACTTATGTAAAAATATTTCTACTATTAAAATATCACTAAAAGATTTAATTACATTTGTTTATAATAAATTTGTAAATAATTTTGAACAATATCAAAAAAAAATAGATAGCATAATAAATTTTATTACTCTTATTGATGTGTTATATACAAAAGCTTCAATTGCGAAAAAATATAATTATTGTAAACCAACTATTACCAAATCAGTAAAATCATTTGTTGATGCAAAAAAGTTAAGGCATTGTTTAATTGAAAGGTTTCAATCAGAAGAGTTATATGTGACAAACGATATTATTTTAGGTACTAATAATACAGATGGCATTTTACTTTATGGAACAAATGCTGTTGGGAAAACGACAATAATAAGAGCATTAGGAATTTCTATTATTATGGCACAAGCTGGTTTATTCGTTCCAGCAGCTGAATTTAATTTTATGCCATATAAATATATATTTACTCGCATCATTGGTAATGATAATATATTTAAAGGTCTTTCAACATTTGCTGTTGAGATGTCAGAATTGCGCACCATTTTACGCCTAAGTGATGAAAATAGTTTAATTCTTGGAGACGAACTATGTTCTGGAACAGAAACACAAAGTGCTATTAGTATTTTTGTTGCAGGAATTAATAAATTACACAAATCTAGAAGTAGCTTTATTTTTGCTACACATTTACACGAGATTGTGGACTATGAAGAAATAACTTCATTACATACTGTCAAATTAAAACATATGTCTGTTATTTATGATAAAGAACAGCAAATATTAGTATATGATAGAAAGCTGAAGGATGGTTCAGGAGATAATATGTATGGTCTAGAGGTGTGTAAATCATTAAATTTACCACAAGAATTTTTAGATGAAGCGTACGAAATAAGAATGAAATATCATCCAGAAGGCGGGAGTCTTCTTTCTCTCAAAACATCTAGATATAATTCTAAAAAGGTTGTAGGAGTTTGTGAAAAATGTAGTAAAAATATGGGAACCGAAGTCCATCATTTACAACATCAGTCGAATGCTGATAGTAATGGGACTATTAACGATTCTGAAACGATTTTTCATAAAAATAATTTAGCAAATTTAATGACATTATGTGAAGCTTGTCATAATGATATACATAATAATTCAAAAAAAGGTAGTAAGCGAGTTAAAACTACCAAAGGAACTCTAATTAAGGATATCTAAAATATTTTATAAATTATATATAATATATATGTTATCTAATTTTAACGAGACAATAATATCACAATATAGTCCAATTGCATCAAAAGGAGGAAAACAAAGTATACATAGAAGAGCTAACAAATCTAAACGAACATATAGGAAATATAAGAAAATCAAGGCTCATTCAAAGAATAAAAGAACCAGAAGGAGATAATGATAAATTATAAACCTAATAAGCATTATAATTTATTTAATGTTTTCTATGTCTTCTTGATTTATTCGAACTTTTACGATTACGTCTTGAACGTCTTTTTTTGGTAATGCCTCTAGCAACAGTTTTTGCTCCTTTAACACCCAAATCAAACCCGGTTGCCATTGTTCCATAAACAGTAGATACACCTTTCTCAATAATCGGAACAGATGCTTCAGCAACATCTTTGGTTGTTTTACCAACTGTTGTTAAACCTTTATCAACTACAGGCAATGCTTTTTCTGTTGTTTTTGTTATAGATTTTACAATTTTACGACTAGCACTACGCATTTTTCCCATTATAAAATATATGTATAAAATATTTACTTTCTATATAATAAAATGAATTTAAAGTTTGTTCTAAATGTTTTTATTATATCTTTTTTAATTATATCATTGATTGTATTTATTACACCGACCGAAAAGAAAAATGAGACAAAAACATAATTATTACTTATATATTTTATAACTATGTTTCAAGTAGTTTGTTAAATGTTCCTTTGTTATTTTAGTTTCTAATATTTCCTTTATTGTATTATAAATATCATCGTAAGTATTTGGACTTTCTTTTTTGATATAATGTTTTAATTGACTGAAAAACTCTTCAATACTATTTGTTTCTGGGTGGTAAGGAACTGAATATAATAATTCATTTTTACTATTTTCAATCGTTTCTCTTATTATTTTGGATTTATGAATAACCGCATTATCCATAATGACTAAATGATTTTTGTATTTATCTTTAATAAACTCATCATAAAACTCTAAAATATCTGTAGTTTTTACACCTCCCTTTCTTTCTGGATATAATTTCCAACCAATAACTTTGTTTGCACTTATAGCACATAATAGGTTATATCGTTTGTATGGGTATTTATTTGTTTTATTTATAACTCTTGTTCCGCTTCTACTGCGACCATAAGAAAGCGTCATATTCAAATAAATTGAGGTTTCATCTAAACATATTGTTTTAGTGTAATCATATTTTTCCAATTTCTTATAAAACTCTGCTAAATCTTGTTTTTCTTGGTCTTCTCTTTTTTCTGGGTAATATTTACTTCTCAATCGTTTTCGTGTGATTTTATTTTTATGTAAAATCATGTAAATACTTCTATCGGTTAAATGGACACCAAACTTTTCATTAACCAATTTAGAATATTCCCATAAAGTAGTTGTTGGATATTTTCTTACATATTCTTTGATATACTTTTCTATTTCTGGTGTGATTTTTAGATTATGATTTTTGCGTGTTTTTCTTTGTAAGGTTTTATCTTTCTTATATGTTTTAACCCATCTGGCTAATGACTGATATTTACAATCAAATATCTTACATGTATCACGCATATCATTATTATGTTTCAAATAATATTGGACTGCACTTAATTTATAATCCTCTGTATGTTGCTTCATAATAAATATGCTTATAAATATTTAAAAATATAATTATTTATAATAATAGTAAAATGGAGGAACTCCAAAAACAAATAGACGAATTAAAAATAAAAAATATGGAATTGGAAGAGAGATTAAAAAAATATACAAATGGAGATAATCACAAACGATATTATGAAAAAAATAAAGATAAAATCAAGGAACAAGGGACGACCTATTTGAAGAAGTTGAAAGAAGAAAACCCAGCAAAATTAAAAGAATATAGACGCACTTACTATTTGAAAAAGAAAGAGAAACTGAAACAACAAGAAGACAATAATTATAATACAATTGATAATTGATTTTTATATGTATCCATTTCTTTATTTATATCATTTATTTGTCTTTCTACATCTTTATTATCATTCATTAATACTATTATTCCTATATCTTTTCTAATATTATCCCAATTATTAGAAAGATAATATATTTGATTTTTAATACATTCTAATTGTGAAATCGCATATCTCCTAAAGTAATCAAGCGTTCCATAATTTTCATAGCGGAAATCGTAGTCTAATCTTTCATCATCCATATAACAATCATTTAATTTTAGTTTTTCTACAAAATTAAGAATATCTTTTTCAGATTTTTCAAAATGTTTAGTAATATAATTTATAAATGATTTATTTTTATAATTTGGAATATAATTATCATCTTCAACTTCTATGTCCGTTTCTGCATCTACCTCTATTTTAATAAAATTTATAATTTCGTCTTTTTGAGAGAATTTAAAGAATTCTCTTTTATTACTAACTCTATATTCATTCAATAGTTTGTGAATTTTATTTTCAATAGGTGGTGCGTTATTTACTAACTTTTTATATTCAATTTCAAATGGTGTTGGAACACCAGTTGTATATAATTCTGTAATTCTACTTTCTGGGTCTTTTCTACTCCATCCAATTTTGTATAATTCAGGCATAGACACATTAGATAATACATAAATAAACCCTTTAGTCATTGTTTAATCTAATCTAATATACTTTATCATTCATTATAATAAATTATTTTATTTCAATTTTTTTAAAAAACAAATAATTTAGGAAAAAGAATATTTGCGTATAATTACTTAAATATAAAATATTTAGTAATTATATAAATGAAAAAACGGAAAAAATCTAATAGTCCGTTGAAAGTGATTAAGACATCACTTAAAAGTATTTGTTTGGATACAGAAACAATACTTACTCTAAATAACTACTGCAAAAATCTTAATCTTATTGTGGTACATGCTTATCAATTTTTGAGATTGTATATTTTACATAAATATCATACAAATCAAACATTACCAAAAATAGATGATAAGTTTATAGAACATATTATTAAGACAATTTCGGTTGGTAATAAATGCGGAAAGAAATTGAATAAT